TTGACAGACAAAACCGCCAAAGCAAAAATACTGTATATACAAACAGTTATTAGCGAAACACGTATGTTCGTAGAACTGGTTTATGACAAGCGTAATGTTGAAGGACTCGAAGGGGCCAGCGAGATCATTCTGGCCGAACTGACGAAGCAGGTGCACCAGATTTTCCCTGATGCCGAAGTGAGGGTGAAGCCGATGCAGGCAAACTGCTTGAATAGTGATGCCAACAAAAGCGATCACGAAAAGTTGAACAGATGCCTGGTTTCAGATTAAACACATTGATTAGCCATTCTTAACCAGTAGAATCCGCCGCGACTGGCAACCATTCAATATTCGCACTATCGAACGATCGCCAGTTTGCCGCAGGCCGTTCCTGCATACGACGTGGCTGCGGCACCGATCATACCGGGCAGTCGTCAAACCTCCAGGATCGCGCATCGTCAACGATGCAGGTGATCGTGAACAAGATATAGTTTTCCACAGTTCGTACAGGATAGGCCTCCTTATTGCTGCCTTCGCAGTGACAGTAACTGTCCCTGTGTTTTCACATCCTAACCTACCATGTCCCCGATAAGTTAAGTATATGAGCGTAGAGGTGCTTTTCGACCATGGGCACAACCTCTAAATCTGAAGGGAGTTCATCAATAGATACAATAATGAACGTTTCTTTAAAGATCTTTGTAGTCAGTCCCTGTTAGGTTGTCGTGACATAAGAATATCGCTTAATTTTGAATACAGGGAAATGTAATTGATTATAAATGTTGGACATGTAGCTACAGAAAAATTCGACACAACTGGAGTGAGCGCCTGTAACAACCAACAGAGTACTTCAGTTGATTTATCCTCCTGTATTATTGATGCTGCTTCAGAATGTACCGTTTTTGTCAGAACAATAATAAAGAAATCGGACAGTTATGATGCTATGCAAATTGACAGGCTTAAAATTGATACGCAGGAAAAATACGACGCTCTTAATTTACAAAGAGAACATCACAAGAAATTTCTGCAAACTATAAAAGCAAACTCTTTTGACAGAGCTATGGCTGAAAGACCAGAAAACCCAATATCTCTGAGTCTAATATATTCTTCCATTGATTCAATAAAATATAACACAGGGAACTGTGCTGATATGTCGCTAATTTTAGGTGCGATTATTGCAAAATATATACCACAAAGACTAACCGGAATAGGATTTTCGAAAAATAATGTATTTGATGCCAGAATAAGCACATCCCTTATGTATAATAGCGCGTCAGGAGGGAATCATGTGGTCGTTTTTTTGACTTTTACTGATTCAAAAGGAATATCGGAATATATACTTGACCCTTGGCTGGATGCGCGCATTTTCAAAAAGGAAGAGTCATATGAAATTTATAAAAACAATAGCAGTGAATATATCAATGAAAATCATTGCTTCGAAGCATACGATAAATACACTGCTATAATGAATAGCGCAGAATATATAGACGCCATAACAAAGACAATAAATCTTTTATATAGAGTTAATCTTGATGAAATTCAATTAACAAATCCATTTAAGTTTATATAATTAACTCTTATGGCTGATTAAAGGAGTGTTATTTTCCCATGAATGGCATCAAAGGCATGTTACTCGCCGGAAATTTTCTGTACAACGTCGAAACGCCAACATCATAAATAATCGCTACCTGCTGTCACGGTACTCCGGCCCTAATGAGGCGCCCGGCTGCGCCCATTGTTCCGTTGTTAGTTTCGGTCGTCGGCCACCAATTTGCCCCTGCTCCCTTGCCGCTGCCAGCCCGGCGCTGGTACGCTCAACGATCAGCTCACGCTCCATTTCAATGCCAGAACAGCAAGGCTCCTCCTGAGCGAAATGGACATTTTTTGAAAGTTTCTGGAAAATAAAAATAGTACTATTTGAGAATTAATTGAATCAGCCGATTTTTTCTAATTCATCAATCAGATGGACATAGCATTTGCTATAAAAAATAAAAGTATTCCTGCTATCTATATATAAATGAGTTATGTACATATAAAAGGATAATTACCGTGACAAAAATAACTTTATTTCCCCAGAATTTTAGAATCCAAAAACAGGAAACCACACCACTAAAAGAAAAATCAACCGAGAAAAATTCTTTAGCAAAAAGTATTCTCGCAGTAAAAAATTACTTCATCAAATTAAGTTCAAAATTATCGGAACGTTTTATTTCGCATAAGAACACTGAATCTTCTGCAACACACTTTCACCGAGGAAGCGCATCTGAGTGCCGGGCAGTGTTGACAAATAAAGTCGTTAAAGATTTTATGCTTCAAACGCTCCATGATATGGATATTAGAGGTAGCGCGAGTAAAGACCCCTCATACGCCAGCCAGACCCGTGAAGCTATACTATCGGCAGTTTACAGCAAGAATAAAGATCAGTTTTGTAAATTGCTCATCAGCAAAGGGATCAACACAGCGACTTTTCTTAAGGAAATTGGCGAGGCCGCGCAAAACGCAGGTCTGCCCGGAGCAACCAAGAATGGCGTTTTTACTCCAAGCGGCGCAGGGGCCAATCCTTTTATAACTCCGTTGATTTCATCAGCAAACAGTAAGTATCCACGTATGTTTATCAATCAACATCAACAGGCATCCTTTAAAATCTATGCGGAGAAGATCATTATGACAGAAGTTGCACCACTGTTTAATGAGTGTGCTATGCCGACTCCACAGCAATTCCAACTGATACTAGAAAACATTGCTAATAAATATATACAAAACACTCCCTGAACACAGAAAAACAAAAAAATATGCGGAGCCTCTTCCTGATTAATATGAACCAATAGTATCCATAATTTTCCCCAGGAACTAACTCCGGAGCTAAACCGTCATTTACCAGTGCTAAAATTATACACTCAACCATCAAAAAAATAGCCATTGCTGCTATATAATATATAGCAGCAGTCTCAACTACATAGCTATATTTTTATAACTGAGATGGTTTCTCCGGCCAGTCAGGATTTAAGGTATCCACCCGGTTTACCAGTACACTGTAGAGCTCCCAGGCGTCCAGCCGTTTAATCTCTTCATCTGTGGCAATTTTTAGTTTTACTGCCCGTGCCAGTGGCGCAATGACTGACTCTGCTCCGGCAAGGAGTTCCGCTTTTCTGGATTCAGCCTGTGCAACCAGTTCTTCAGGCGTATATTCGCGATGTTCAACCAGTACTGGGCCTCCTTTCCTGTGCTCAATATATTTTCCGTCCACCTGACCCTGCATAAGTTCATGGTAGTGTTCATCAGTCAGAGGAATTAGATCAGTCGGGCAATCTCCCGATTCGGTATCCGGCTTGTAGAAAAAACCTTTCTCTTTAAAGCTGTAATAATAATCGCTCATTTTATCTCCCAATCGCAAACCAGGCTACAGGGTAGTTATTTATATGATTACTGCTCGATGAATCTTTTGTAGCGGCAAAAAACTGGCTTTTACTCACCGGATATCCAAACGCGTTATCCACCGCCCCCCCCTGCTGATTATTGTTGGTGACAAATACAGCAAAGCAGGATGCCGGAAACTCTCGCGGGAAATTGTAGGTTCCGTTTGAGCTACCAAGTGTCCCCCATTGCATTATAAACCCGGTGCTTTCGTCACGAACCCATCCATAATCACCCAGACTGGCAGTATTTTTGCGGTTGTAATTGTTATTAAGGAAGTCATTCAGCCAGCCACCCCACACATCACCATATAAATTACCATCAGGAGCAACACGGCTTTTACCGCTCAATAAAATTTCTGTAGCTGTAATCCTGCCCGGCGCGCGAAATTCTCCGGTTGCAACATCAAATACCCATATTTTATCGTTAACATCAAAGTCTGTTTTCGCGTGAATTGCAATTTGTGGGAAATTAGTATTCCCACTAGTTAATATTCCGAAAGAGGCGGCTACAGGATAGCCAGACTCCAGTGAGACCTTTCCTTTCAGGAGCGGGAAAAAATTATTATCATTATTCTGACGGTGAACCATTGGTACACTAAACGGTGCTTCACTGCTTAACTGACCAGAAAATCCCCCCGCCCCCTCCGGCCAGTTATTATCAACAAGAGCCTGAAAATTTTTAGTCAGCATCTTTTTACTGTGCTGCAATTCATTTTCATTAAAATATCCTGCCAGCACGTTGTTAGCCATAAATGCCAGATTACCGTCGCCGTTCCCTTTGAGCCCGGTATCGTTATCACCGATAGCGATGGAACTACCGCCCAGTGTGTTATTAGTATTCACGCCGAAGGAAGATGTCTGTGGCAGGGTTAACTTCCCGTTCATCTCATCGCCAGTTTTCTGGACTGCGCCCGCAGCCAGATTTATCGTTTCGCCTAAACCAAGGTTTTCGAGAGCCGTTTTCACCGTGCCGTCCGATTTGATATCGCCAAACGGATTCTTGCGGCTTAACAGCAGCGCACGAAGCGCGGTAAGCAGCTGGTCGTGCCGCCCCTTCTCCAGGCTGGCACCGGATGCCTCCACCACGCTGCAAAGCTCCTCCTGCAACATGTCAAAGTAGTCATCATCCAGATCGGTGGCAGGCGTTCCGGTCTGGGGGTTACCACGGGTAAAACCGTTCTTACCCGCGCCGAACTTATCCTTCTGCGCGGTTTTCGTGTCTATACGATGCATGGATTACTCCGGATATTTAAAAATTACGTAGGTATGCGAAGGGCAGAGTTTGTTAAGCACGCACTCGACAACGGTGTCGCCCCAGATACGCAGTGCGGAATCACAGGGATCGCCACATGTCATCCAGGTGGTGTTGGTGGCGGCTGGCATGTTGACCTGCCAGTAATACCGCCATTCCGGCGCATTCACCGCGTCAGTACAGGCCGATGAGCAGGTGAACGTACTTTTATCGTATCGCGTGATAGTGGCGTCTGGTCTGCCCAGGGCAGCAAGCTGTGCAAGGTAAAAATCCTCATTGATGCCGCCCGCCAGATTAACCTTCGCATCCAGCCGTTGCTGACGCTGGCGAAGGGTCTGTGTCCCTGCGGGAATACATTCATCCGGCAGACCGCACAGACGCTCCCAGCGGTTTATCAGTTCAGTGGTGGTGCGCGGATCCAACTCCCGCATCAGGGCATCCGCACGCTGATGAACACGGGTTAATGACGGTGCCGCACCTGCAATCGCCGGATCGCTGGCTGACCACGCCGGACCGGGCGGCAGCAGTGCCGACAACAGACGGATGTAATCATCGTTTGTCACGTCCATGAAATCGTCCCCAGAACCGCCAGTTCATTTTTTGCAATGGAGATATTGTCTGCCGGTGCAAGCAACTGATGGCTGTATTCCCCGTTCGCACCGGAAATCGCCTCACTGATACGCGATACCTTCAGTTCTCCCTGCGGATAACCATCACGCAGCAGGAACGAACGCAACTCCGCGGTGATGACAGCCCGTATTTCCGGTGTGTCCGGCGTCACACGGATATGAAAATCCACCGTATGTGCCACCGGCCTGAACACATACAAATCAGAGCCTGCCACCGGGGCCAGTGGCTCGATATGTTGTCTTGCCGCCGTTTCCGTTGATTCTTCCGGAATGGGATTAATCAGGTCACTGCTGGCAATCATCACACCGACAGTTCCCGTTCCCATCCAGTGACGGTATGTCCATGCGCGGGTAATGCCGGGCACTTCTTTAGCCCAGACGACATAGTCCCCGTCAGCCCCGCCCTGAGGCGTCCAGTAATACCGCTCAATGACGCGGGCGCGCCACGTTTCCAGCTCTTCAGTATCAAATCCGCCTGTCAGGGTGTCAGCCACACCGGAAGACGGCAGACCATTCACCGGCGTGACCAGGATTAATGCCGTACCGTCGTCAGCGTTACCGACCGCACCTGCACTTGAGCAGGCGATCGGCACGCGCAGGACACCACCAGAGCTGGTTGCATCGGCAGTTGCCGTGTACTGAACCAGGTCATCGCGCTGAATAACACTCCCGGCAGTCACCTTCAGGCCATCGCTGACACCTTCCCAGCGCATATACCCGCTGGCAGCCGTGGCCTCCTTGCGCGGACACCGTTTCATCGCAGCATGTCGCGCCAGCCAGGACTCATCGCACAGGTCAGGCAGCATGTTCATTGCCAGATAATCGATGTAACCGTAAACCGTATGCAGCGCCGCCGCATACACCTTTGCCCGCACGTCTTCATCCATGCGCCGGAGCGTGTCGCTGACGTCCAGCCTGGCGAATAAATCGTTACGGAGCATACTGATATTTTCTGCCAGCGTCGGGCGCTGAAATTCACTGTCCGCCATGCGTTATCGCACTCCACAGATCATCAAAAGAAATCATTACCGGTCCGTCACGACGCCAGAGAGTGATACTGTTACCCAGTTCATTAATCCCGGTGCGGCGGATATCCAGATCAATACGGGACACCACGCCGTCATCAATCATCCATTGCAGGCATTCGCGGATATACCCCCTTACCGTCTGCACCAGCTGATTGGTCAGTTTGCTGCGCTGAAGCAGCCACAGTCGGGAGCCGTAACGGTCATTCTGTACCGCAGGCCAGGTATCCCCCCACCATCCCATCGGGACGTCGGCATTATCATCAGGCTCCGCCCGCCGCCAGGTGAACAGGGAAATCACCACGGCGCGGGTCAGCGGATCCAGCGGTGCGCTGGCGCAGGTGCGTTTACCGTTCACCGTCAGCCACAGTTCCATCATGCCTCCATCGCTTTATCCGGTTTGTCGGTGTTACTGCCCTGACCGTTCTCTCTGTGACGATGGCCGTTATAGGCAAGCCGCATCGCTGACATGGTGGTGCCGCCGGAATCGCACAGGTCTTTCACCTGTCCGGTCACTTCCAGGTCCATTTCAAAACGCGCTTTAGGTGAATTGCGAAACGTGATCGTTTTACCTGCACCGTCCACCACGAGCCCCTCCCGGGTCAGCGTCACGGACTGCCCCTGATCGTCATAGACAGCCACCTCACCCGTCTGCAGCCCTTTCAGGCGGTAGCGCCGGTCCGACACCGTAACAACCACCGCATGAGAACGGTCGCCATCCGGAAACAACACCACCGCTTCCGCACCGCTGTTTGCCCTTGAGGTAAAACCGTAGGGTTCAAGATGTTCAACCCCGGCTTTGGGTTCACCGGCAATCAGGGACACATCCACGGTCTGACATTTCGTGGCGGCACTGATGCTTTTCACCACGGCCCGCCCAATCAGGCCGAGGAGTTGTCGCTGCATGGCTTCAATCGTCCTCATCAGAACGGGTCCTCCTGTACTCTGGCTTTTTTCTTTTTCCGCGCGCCGGGGGCTTCGGGTTCAGGCAGATAAGCATCAGGTGGGCCGACACGGATTTCCGTCAGGGTGCCGTTCTGGTCCTGAGTAAACGTGACTTCCGAAACAAGCAGTTCGGTATTGTCGAAACCACAGACCGGATCAAAGACAATCACCCGCTGGTTGGGCTGCCACAGCGTACCGTTACCCTGTCGCCAGCCCTGCACCACATAGGTGGTTTCATCCGTCCGCGCCGCCCGTTGTCGGGCTTCAAAGTCCGCACGGGCAATACAGCCTGCCCCCGTAGCCTGCCCTGTCTGCCTGATATACATCGGACGGTAACGGGCAATAAATGCGTCCTCTGTGCGGGCCCGCAGCGCGGTGGTGGTGGCCTCACCGAAATCATCGTCGTTTCCGGCACGCTGCCCCGCCACCTGGTAAACAGAAAACCGCTCCCGGATACTCTTCTCCGTATCGCAGGAAAGGATGTTTTCCCCGAGTACCAGCGCAGTATGTGCCCGCGTTGAGCCAATACCGCCAATCACCAGCCTGCCGTGCGGGTCGTCGTAAGCCAGTGCCTGCTGCTGACCGAGTATTTTGTTGATTACCTCAATCACCGTTTCACCGTGATCAGGCTGGACATCAGGAATAACACCCGACGGCGCACCGTTGTTCACCACCTCAATGCCGAAAGGCGCAGCAAGCGCCTGCGCAATCTGTACCAGCGATCGTCCATTAAACTGTGTCGGTTCGGCTGCACAGTCAATCAGGTCAGCGGTCAGACTGCGTCCGGCAATACCGGTGCTGACCGAACGGGCATCGTAACGAACGGGCGTCGCCTCCACCCAGCCGGTGATCACCAGCTCATCACCAATCAGCACCTCCACTTTTGAACCGTTTTTAATGCGCGGCTGAAGCGTGGTGATACCCTCATCTCCCGGCCACTGGCGGGTGATCTCCACACTGAAATCCCGCGCCAGCCGTTCAATACCGGCACCGATGCGCACCGATGTCCAGCCATTCCACTCCCGGCCATTTACCCGTAGCGTGACATTGTCGTTCATTGCACTGGCACCTTCAGAGGGATCACCGGCACAAAGCCGGGATGCGTAATGGCATTACGCCGGATAATGTCCGCGTCACGCGCCGCGTTATCAAACCAGGTCGCCGCCAGCACCAGCGCGGGTAAAACCTCATCCGGTGTGCGCTGAATGATCCGTGCAGACTGTTCAAGGCGCGTGTTGATATCCGCATTCAGATCTGCTTTCACCCGGCGCAGCGCCAGAAACAGCGCATCGCTGGTTGTACGGGACAACTCCTTATCAATTGCCGTATTCAGTGTGTCGCGAATGTCAGTCAGTTCTTCCCACGTCGGCAGGTCAACCGTGTTTTTCACCGCCGGTGCATTGTTCAGTGCCGGATGCGTGACGGAAGGCCAGCCAGTGCTCTGCGCGGGTGTTGTTGCCTGCCCCACTGCGGAATTCTGCATCACCGCGGAAGTTGTTGGCGCAGGCAATCGGGTGACGGCATACGCCGCTTCGCTGATTGCGGTCGTACGAAGGGTGCTGGCAACCACGTTACGCTGCTGCGTCGCCGTGGCGGTGGTTTTACTGTCCGTTTTCCAGACGCCGCGCGGTTGCAGATCGCTGCCGAGGCTGACACCGGAAAGCGTTTTGATCATGGTGACCAGGTCGCTGGCGTTACCATAAAGGCGTTTCCCGGTACGCCACATTTTCTGCACCTGCTCAACGAAATTTTTGCCTGACGATGGCGGCGGCAGAAGTACCGAGATATCCCCCTGCAACAGCCTGGCGGCATCCGATACGGCAGAATCCACCACTTTCATCGCATCAGAAACATACCCCAGCATTATGCTGGCATTACCGATAACGTCGTTCTGCACGAAATCCGCCACACCATCGATACTGAAACCGCTGAAGCTGTCACTGATGCAGTCATCCAGTGCAGAACAGGATGACATCAGCGTCTGCGCCGTCGCCGCACCTGATGTGGGGTAAGAGAGTTCTCCTGCTTCGACAAACTTCAGGTCAAAGCGGACAATACGCCCTTCACTTTTCGATGTGCTGACCCGAACTTCCCCGTCAACACAGACTTTCAGCTCACCATATGTCGGGTGGACAAGCGTGCCGGGACCGGGTTTATTCAGCGCGTCAATCAGGCGATCGCGCTGGTCAAAGCAGTCATCTCCCACCACATAAGCTGTGATGGACGGGCGGAAAGTGACTTTTCCCAGATCTTCGGTATAGGGCTTGTCGCGGTTCGGATATTCGTGTGTTTCCACACGGCGACCGGTTCCCGCACTTTCTTCTTCAACCTTAAACGGTACGCCGCGAAATGACGCATCCTGAAGCCTGTCTTTCCACGTCATATAAACTCCGGATACAAAAAACCCGCCAAATCTGCTTTGTCAGTTATTTACATCGCAGAAGATGTGGCGGGAACCTAATATTTTTAATTACTATCTGAGTTGAACATCAATGGAATAAATATCACCACTCTTTATAAATTTAGAATCTGTCCTTTCATCAAAAGATTCAAATGACTGTACCTTTAAAAACTTTTTCATTTTATTTTCAAAAATACTTTCATTAACACCAGTTAAATACTTGAACGCTCTACCAGCAAGGACCTCATTACTTAAATCCATTGTGTTTTTATTGTCTTTGAAAAACCAAACAATAACCTTTTGTGGGCATGATGGATTATAAACAGATATATAAAACTGCGGCTCATATTTTTCATCAGCGTCATCACTAAGCATTTCTTCAGAAGATAATTCTCTTCTGAATTCATATTGCCGCTTAGTTATTCCTTCGTCCTTTATTATCTCTTGCTTAACTGGTGCAATACCTATAGAAGAGATTAATTCTGACTCATTAAAGCTGAACTTACACTCTTCCGCAGCCAAGTTAAAAGATAAAAGTGCAGATATAAAAAAAACAAAGATACGCATAATCATCCCTTCAATCATTTGTAAGGAATGATTATATTAACTACTTAAAGCTGAAAACCCAAATTATGCCAGACAAAAACACATTAATCATTTTGTACACTACCTGAACCGCGTATAGCCAACATCATGGCTGACATCAAAACCGCTGGATCGCGTTTCCATAACCCGCATACCCGGAGGCGAATTCACAAAAGATACCTTGATCTCACCATCAACTTTTGGCACAGAAGCTTTGTTAATCATGAAGGGATTCGAGCCTGTGGCATCGGAGGCGTTGTTTGACTGAGCCGGATCCACCGCCGGATAAGGTGTGTATCCCCGCGCCGGTATTCCCGTCCCATAAGCATCATAAGCACCCGCGCCCCACTGCGCAGAGTTAATGGCATCGACCGTGTCACCGAAACTGTCGGTAAACCACTCAATAATTGGCTTCAGCTTGTCCCACATATCCTGAAACCACTTAACAACCGGTCCCCAGTTATTGATCACCATCCCCAGCGGCGACCAGGCAAAAACCTTCTTCAGAAGTTCCCAACCTGCCTCAAAATAAGGACCAATGGTTTCCCAGAGCTTCTTGAAATAAGGTCCGACAACATCCCAGTTAGTGATAATTAATCCCGCAGCCAGAGCAATCGCCGTCGCAATCATGCCAATCGGCGTCATCGACATAATCCTGCTGACAATACTGATGGCACTGCCCACGCCCATCAATCCCAGTTTCAGAATCGCAAGACCGGCAGCAAGCCCGACGACGCCGCGAATAACCCGGGGATTTTCATCCGCAAACTTCGTGAATTTCTCCCCCAACTCCCCCAGCCATTGTGTGATATTTTTAGCGTCACCAGAAAATGCGCCGCCAATAGCCGCAAGGCCGTTAGTTGCGGTCCCTGTCATTGCCTCCCACAGGTTGGACAGCGTACCAAGCTGTGCCTGAACACGTTTATTCAGGCTGGCCTGTTTATTCATCTTCTGCTGGATCTGATCGTAGCCATCCTTTCCTTTATCGATTAGTGCATTGACCACCTGAATGGTTTCGGCATCATCACCAAATATTGCCTTAAGTACACCTGTTCGCTTAACGTCGGTCAGTTTTCGCAGCTTTGCCAGTTGCCTGAACATGTTATCAAGACCGCCAAAACTTCCTTTGCCGTCAGTAAAATCGAGCTGTACCCCGAGTTTCTGGCGGGCCATAACTTTATTAACGTCCCTGATTTTCTTAACGCTTAATCCGGACTGGATAACTTTTCGCAGGGCATTACCTGCCGACTCCCCGTTCATCCCCATCTGATCCATCATGACGCTGATGGGGGCAAGGCTCTGTGCAGCCTGAAGACCATCCTTGTTCACCATCTTCAGAACAGAACTGGTTTTAGTGAAGAAGGACAACATGTTGGTATCGTCAACGCCCAGATAAAACGCCTTCTGGATAGTGTCGAACAGCCCCATCATGTCTTCTGACGCCGTTCCGGTAGCATCCTGCATCTTTGCAGCAAACTCAGCAGCCGCTTCCGGTGTTTTTTTCAGTTGTACCGCAAGATAAGCTGTCGCTTTACCCACACCACCCAGAATGTTTTCTGCCGGGATCCCCTGACGCACCAGCATCTGCATCATGTTCTGGAAATCAGCCGTTGTACCAGGTAGCTGGTTACCCAGGCCAATAGCCAGTTTATTGATGTCCTGAAAGCTCTTTCCAACCTCGCCGTTCGCATCCATCATGGCGACTTTCAGCCCGGTGGCGGCGTTTTCCTGATCGGCATAAGATTTCAGGGAAAGCGTCAGACCCGCTGCCAATCCGCCCCCAAGCGCCAGCCCACCCTGTGACGCTTCTTCCGCCTGGCGTTTAAATCCCCGGATTTTCTTTTGCATTTTCGACAGCGCGGGAGAAAGCCTGTCGACACCGGTGATCAACGCCTTAAGCTCAAATTCAGCCATGTGTGCGTTTCTCCTGCTCTATCCTGTTTGCCTGACTGACCAGCAAGGGAATTTCACTGATCGGCATACTCAGCAATTCGAAGGGATTAATGCGCCAGTAGCTGGCGCAGTCAAAGAAGCGATCAGTGAGGTATTCAGCCGTCAGGCCTGGAGGAAAAAACCAGCCACAAGCCACGCCGCTGCATTCAGGTCTGCCGGAGACATCTGGTCGACAGAGCTTTGCGGCACTTTCGCCAGCCGCACAATGTATTTCGACACCACATGCGCCAGAAGTCTGACGGACTCATCCTGATTCATCTGGTAGGGATACCCCAGCTCGCGGACATCCTTCCCGGTGGGTTCATCAAACTCCAGTACGGAGAGTGTCTCACCATGAGCGATAATCGGTTTCTTTAACTCAAGCTCTTTCATTACTGGTAATCCCCTTCTTCACCGTGGAACTCAAGATCAACCGTGCCTTCTTCGGCATTATGGTTCGCTTCTCCGTGCAGCCAGGCGGACGACAATACATAGACCTGACCGTTCGCCAGCTCGGCAGTGATGGTCATCTCATCAGACGAGGTGATTTTGCTCACCGGAAAATTCTTCGGCACCTTGAAGGTCCCTTTGACATAAGGCGCACGGTGAGTTTCCTTGCGGTCCACTGAACCGTCCAGGCCGATGATGTCATCATTGACCGTCCTGTTCATGGGCACCTCAATGCCGCCGGTCAGCGATAGCTGCTGACCGTCAATTTTGAAATAACAGGTTCCCCCGATACGGGCCATTATGCAGACTCCTCTGAATACTGAAGACGGAACTGGTTAACCACGGCAAAAACACGCAACTGGTTAACATAGTCAGGCGGGAACAGCGTGTTCAGGCGGTTCGGATCGCTGGCATCACGCTCCACAACCAGGTACTGCTTAAACAGTTCGTAGTTTTCCACGATCCCCGCACGCTCAAGCTGACGGTAGGTTGCCAGCAGTTCCCCTTTGATTACCGCCGGGGTGACAATCGCCTGACCGGGACCAAAGCGGGTACCGTCGCTGGCAAGCTTGTGACGCCCGTACTTACTGGTAATGACGGATTTCAGTTTGCGCAGTACATACGCACTGGTATGCAGCGTCTCGCTGTCGAGGTAGCTGTTATCCGCAACCCCGTAAGCATTTTTCCTGTACGTGGTGACATCACGCTGAATGCGCAGCACCCCGCTTTCGACATACGCCGTTGCCACGCCATGAGACAGCAGGGTCTGCTGCTCGGTCATCGTGAACCGTTTCCCCTTCGGCGCAGGCAGCATACCCACCAGCTCACCGGTCTGCGTGGGACGTGCCGGATCGTTGCGGATAAACACCGCTGCGCGGGCGGTACGGCTTGCCGCCAGCTCGTCGGCAGGCGTCTGGGTGTCTTTTTCGTACCCCGCCAGGGTAATGTGCTGCTGGTTAAACTGGTCACCTGCGGTCACCAGTTCTGACAGCGTGCCGGTCTTTGCCGTATACACATGACCATACAGCTGACGCGCATAGCTCCAGCGACCGCTGGTATCGTTCATCTCGGTCACCAGCGTGTTAACGGAGGCCGTGTCGTTGAACGGCAGGCCAATATAATCAAACGGCTCATCCGCCATTGCAGCCACCGCGCCGGTGAGAACCGGAGCACCCGTTCCGGCGGTACCCGTCGCCACGGCAATCTGTACGCCCGCTGGCAGCACTTCGCCCCCACCAAAGCCGTAGTAATTGAGGCTGACAGGAATTTCATTCCCGCAAAGCCCCTTATGACGCGCGGTCAGTGTGACCACGCCTGCCGAAGATGAAGCCGTAAACGGCAGGGTCGGAACGGCATTGATGGCATCCTGGATACTGCTGGCAATCATCGTGACGTTATCGCCGTTAGTCACCGGTGCCTGCACGCGGGTACGTCCCACATACACATTCACCGTGCCGGTTTCGGTTGCCGCCCCGGTCACCGTCAGCGTAACCGTTGCCGCCGCGCCTGTGGATTCAGGAACGGCAATCACATACAGCTCGCCAAACGGGTCAGTCTGGCGATAAGCCTCGACCATACGCGCCAGCTGACTTCCCGCACCACAAATCTGGCGTGCATAGTCTGCCGACGGCATCAGTACCAGACTGTTGGCAACAATCTCTGCACCGTTATTGGCATGACCAATCAGCAGCGATGCTCCGCTGTCCTGTGCAGTATTCGCCGCCTGGTTATCCATTTCCGCATAAAACAACGGAACCAGCGTATTCGACGGAATGGTGTTAAAGCTTATCGTCATCGGTATTCACCTTTTTATTCACGCGCCGGATATCACCAGCTGCTTCACGGCGCAGCCAGTAGTTGTTCTCGTCAACATTTCGCCCTTCGGCGGGCAAAAGGTCGCCGCGGGCAGGATCAGGAACTGACCGCCCTTTAACAGGTTTGACAAACATGAGGATCCTCAGGAAGGAAGAGTTATTTCGGTGTGATGTTCGATATCGCCGTCAGGCCCGTTACCGGGCTCGAGATAATCAACATCAATCGCCAGCGTTTGCAGTTCATCCAGACTGTTCAGATCATCCTGCTGGCGGGTATCGTCTTCAGTCAGCTCGCTGATGACCGAAAAATCGAACTGATAAATCAGCTCATGACGATTCAGATCCAGCAGCGTGCCGCCGTCATAGGTAATCGGGTTACCGCACGCCTCCGGGTTCCAGCCCAGCAGAGCCTTAAAGAGCATCTGCCGGACATCGTCCACCACATCATACGAGGCAAACTGACCGCGCTCATCACGCCCGTTACTCAGTATGACAACCACGGAGAAACCCTCTTTCAGCTCCTGCCAGTAGTCGGTCTGGCTTTTGTTTTCTCCCGGAGAATCATCACCCGGTACCACATATGCCGCCGGGAGCTTCAGCTTTCCGACCTCCGGCAGATTTTTGAACTGGGCCGCGCCTGCAACCCGGTTTTCAAAATACGGACAGCGGGCACGCAGTGCAGCAATAACAGGCGTCAGTTTCATCTGTGTCGTCGCTCCGGCTTCAGTGATTTACGCAATTCCCGCGCCAGAAAATAGCGTGTCCAGCTGCGGCGTTTATCCAGAACCTCCGCCATATAGTTGTTGCGGGGAGCAATTTTCCAGCCGCTGCCACCGGAGGCCCCCCGGTGATGCCCTTTTTTACGTTTTGCGCCGCGCCGTACACCGTAAAACAGAAATGCAGGGTAAAATGCGCCTGAGATCGGGCGGTTCCCTTCCCCGTTCTTCTGATTAGGGGCAATTTTCACCATCAATCCAGGACGGCGACTGGATGCCCGCGGAACGTAATACCCGATGGAGCGTGCCAGTTTTCCCGTTCTGTATGAAGGATTATCGCCGGGTCCGGAACGCCCCCGCTTCATGACCAGGCGGCGGGCATCACGCATATGTACCTGCCCGATACTGACAAACGCCCGGCGCAAACGCGCCCGGTTAAAAACAAGCGTTTCCGGTTGTTCAAAATCAACGTGTAAAAACGCTTTGTTCTGCATAGCCCTCTCCCCGTTCAGTGCCCAGTTCCTCGCATTCGAGTAACAGGAAACGACGTTTGCTGTTCAGGTCGCGTATGCGCCGGATGCGGTAAACCTGCCCGTCGCAGAACACTTCATGATCGGCGGTAATATTCCGGCGCCAGCGGATCGTGAAATAGTGCGTCACGATTTTTTCCGTCTGTACGGAGCCCTGATAGGCCGCCGCTCCGGGCTGGGCCATCTTCGCCCAGGTGCGGATTTCCTCCGGATACGAGGGGGACACGCCAAAATCATCATTCGGCTCATCCACACGCAGGCGAATCGTAACTCGCCGGTTCAGCTCACCGGGATCTGGCAGAAGATAAGTTGCACTGGTATTTACCGGGCTGTTTCTTGCTGAACGCATCCCCCCTCCTTCTACAGGCCGTAAATGCGATATGGTTGTAACAAGGCTTCAACCGCAAAAGGAGTTTCTGAAATCTCCCCCATCCCGGCTGGTTCACGATTTTCGTACCAGAATGCCACTAACAATAACAATGCAGCTCTCACGTTGTCCGTAAGCAACAGGCTGTCAGGATCTTCCCGAAAGCCATCATCCTCACGGGTCATATACAGCTTCCGGCGTGTCCATTGTTCAACATAAGCCACAGCTGCCCCTGTATAGAGACGCAATAACTCATCATCGTCAGTAATGTCAGGTTCCAGACGTAAATGCTGTTTCACTATATTCAAATCCAGCATTACCTTTTGACCTTTTTATCCGCTTTAGTATTCGGCTGTTCCGGCTGTTCCGGCTGTTCCGGCTGTTCCGGCTGTTCCGGCTGTTCCGGCTGTTCCGGCTGCGCAGAATTATCGACCTCAATCAGATGTGCATATCCTTTATTAATCAGTTCGCGTCCGTGCTGCTCAATGGTTTCGAATACCGAGCCTTCGGTAACCACATCGCCGTTTATGTACAGCGGCTTTTGTGCAATTATTTTCATAGCTCACTCCCATAAAAAAGCGGCCCGCAGGCCGCAGCAGGTTTTATGCGCCAGCAGGTGCCGGGACAGTGAAGGAACCATAGATGAATGCTTCCGGACGTTTGACTGCCAGTGCCAGACGCTCTTCACAACGAATTGAGATCATGTTTTTCTCAAAATCGTCGGCGTTTTCAGTGGAAATAACCACATTGGCATCCTCACGATCAAAAATCTGCGCACCAGCGTTAAATGCGCCTGTCAGGAACTTGCCCTTAAATGCCGCAGCTTCGGTCGCCACCACCGGAAGCCCCCACAATGTCGGGCCAGTCAGACCTGATGGATTGGCAAGGATATAACGCCCAAGCGTGTCTTTAGTGAGTTCGATTTTTGCCCAGTCGATAAAGTGCAGAACATGCCCTGACGCCGGGAAGCGCGCCAGTTGCGCCTGCAGCATTGCCAGGCGCAGGTCATCAATGCCGTTTTGCTGTTCAACCCTGAATTCTGCACTGAAGGCCGAAGCCTGCGGAACGATACCGTGCAGATGAACGCCGGTACCGTCACCAAAAAGGATTTCCTGCTCTTCAACATATTTCAGGCCGTAGCGCATTTCGGCATCAACGGTGGACTGTAACTGTGCGAAGTCATCCAGAATCTGTTTTGACGCCTTGAACATATGCGCAATGGTGGTTACCGGGGTGATCTTCGTGGCGAACGCAATATCGCTGTACGGCTTGGTTGTGTTCTCCGCAACCACGGCGGCTTTGTTGGTAAAACCCGTCTGCTGAACCCAGAAGATTGCCGGAGATGATGTGCGACCAGGTGCAATCAGATCACGTATAAACAGGCGTTGTTTTGGGGCAGTATCAATACCCGGCAGGCGCTGAGGCTCTACCACGCCTTCAGCGACACCTGAGGAGATAAGTGCAGCGTTTACCGGGATGCTGACGCGTTTCCCTCCTTCCACGCTGGCGGAAAATGTTTTAAGAGCTTCCGCAGAAATGACCTGTTGGCCAACCGTCTCAACAATATGTTTTGCATTGGCCAGCGGCATCTGCGCAACATGCTGCTCAAGTTCCCCTATTGCCGCCTTCAGCGTTTTTTCAGCTTCACGCAGGGCGTTAAATTCAGACGCCATCTTGTCAACGGCTGCCTTTGTTTCTTCTGACAGTTTGCCGGACTTCTTCGCTTCTTTAAGTGCATCTTCAGCCCTGGCATTAAACTTATCCGTCGCTTCTTCAATGCTGGCGGTAACTTTTTTCAGAATTTCATTTACTTCAGACATAAAAGGTCCTTATTTGACTAACGCAGCGAGGGCGTTTTCAAGAGAATTGATGATTTCAGGTTTTATTTCTTCGGCAGCGCCCGGCGTGCCGTCATGGTTGGTGGCAGCGCCAGACATGCCACCGGACAGGGCTTTAATCAGTTTCCGGCGTTCAGAGCGCGGAGTGTTGGACTTTGCCAGCAACGCATCGAGCTTACGCAACGCTGCAGCAGGAGTTTCGTCACCGTCAATTACGGTATCAGCAGAAAGAAGGCTGTCGGCCAGACCTTTCTCCACGGCATCGCTACCGCCGATGTAGCTTTCGGCATCCATCAGTTTTTGCACTGTGGCCATATCAAGCCCGGAGCGTGCGGCGTAAATGTCAGCCATTGCGTTATCAAACGGTTCGAGAGAGGCAGATAATTCAGCAAAGTCATGCCGGTTACCCATTGCCACCACCCAGCAGTTGTGGATCATCAGGAAGGCCCCACGACCAATCTGAATATCATCCCCGGCCATCGCGATAACAGAGGCGGCGCTGGCGGCAATGCCCAGCACCTTGACCGTAACTTTCCCCTGGTATTCACGCAGTAGGTTGTAGATGGCCAGGCCTTCGAACATGTCACCGCCAGGGGAGTTGATATTGACCGTGACGTCGGCGCCATTCATCGCCCGTAGCGCACCGGCGATACGTTTGGCTGTTACGCCTTCACCCCAGTAGTCCTGCCCGATCACATCAAAAACAGAAATACTGTTGTCGTCAGTGGCCGCAGCTTTGATCCCGCCGTTCCAGCGGTCCAGTGCGGAAGGAAGGGTTTCACAGGTAACGCGCGCACAGGGGCGCCCCGCCGGTGCTACCGGAAGTTGTTTTTTGCTCATCAGGAAAGTGCTCCTAAGCGGCCTGTTTCAGCGGAGATTGTTCAAAGGAAATATCGGGGAATACGTGGTTATGCAGTTCTCTCAGGGCCAGAGCCTGAACAGCAGGATTGCTGCTTTCGAGATTTTTCAGTTGCGTCAGGTTGAGCTGAACGGTGTAAATGTCCCCCCCTTCAATCGGCGGCATATTTTCCAGACGGCGAACATCGTTTCGCGACATCCAGCCATTCTGAAGCGCGCTGGTATAGTAAGCCGCACGGCCAGCGCTGTCGGCGCGCAGCAGTCCTTCAACGGAGAACTCCGCGAACACGTCATCATCGCTATCGAGCAGGCACCGGCCAATTTCCTGTTCAATATTCACCAGCAGCGGTCGAAGAGTGTGCGTCAGGAACTGAAGGTTCATCCCTTCAAGACTGGATGCCCAGCTGCTTTGTTTAGTGGTATGACCGACCATGAAAGGAGGAACGCGAAACCAGCGGCAAATTTCCTCGATACTGAAGGAACGGCTTTCCAGCAATTGTGCCGCTTCCGGATTCATGGTGACATTCTGGTATGTGAGTTCATTTTCCAGCACCATCAGTTTCCCGGCATTTTTTGAACCGATAAAAGACTGAAGGTTTTGCCTCAGACGATCACGCTGCTCTTTGGTCAGCGCATTTTTTGAAGAAAGAAACCCTGTACTCTGAAGGCCATTTTCAAAGATTTTTGCCGCGGCTTCATCCACCGACATTGCCGCACCAAAGACATCGATGCCCGTCATCGCAGGCATCATGCCACATACACCATCCAGACCGAATCCACGGATATGCATAATCCGGTTTACAGGTATAATTCGCTGTTTTCCGTTCTCAGTATATGAGTACTGCAATTGCCCACTATCCAGTCGTTTTACTACCATGTTCTGTGGTAACAGCGGAACCAGCGATACCAGTTTTCTGCCGATAAACAGTTTTTCAACAAATGCATTTCCCCGCAGACAGATACTGGCGACCACCATCAGCATAAAACGTGACGGCGTCATTTCAGGATTGGGGCGCCGGCAAAGTACCTGGTAAGCAGGATTATCAGAAGCCAGTTTTCGGGAGCCATCAGCCTGACGTTCGTAGATTTTCAGCGGTAACGTGGAAACCGATTCACTCAACAACCTGACACAGGCCCATACAGCAGACAGGCGGATAATCTTATCAGCAGTCACAACTTTTCCACTGCTGCTGGTTCCGAACCACTCGCGCCAGAACTCGCCATTAGTCAGGCTGACGGGGACGCCCAGCCAGTTTAAAAGGGCGCTTTTTATTCGCCCGGGGTGTTTATTATTCGCCATCAGATACCCACTATGATTGGATCATCAAAGAAACCATCAACATCGCCATCATCAGTGACATCCTCTTCTGATGCACCTATTGCCATAGCGGAAGCCACCACGCCATCAATACGTCCGGTACTTTTTTTCTTGGCAAAAATGCGGTTTTCTTTCTGATCGGCTTCGGTTACTGCGGAAGCTGCATTCCAGCGCAGGCAGGGATTAGTTTTAATAACGACTGCACCATCATCCAGCATCTGCTCAAATAGCTCGATAGAATGCGGCATCCACAGACCAGAATCTTTTGCCTTGTAGTAGCCCTGCCCATGCGGGATCAGCGGCACTGATACTGAGGCTTCGTCCAGTTCCGGCTCAAGGTATTTAATACGGTACTGATCGAAGGCAATGGCTTTGATGTCGAACTGCATTGCAAGATCTGCGATACGTTCAGCAACAAAACCATACTTCACGGCTTTACCTGGTGTGGTGTGGATGTATCCGTCCCGTTCCCATGCGTCATATGGAACCCGGTCTGTTTTCGCCCGGTCTGTCAGAGTGTCTTTTGGCGTCCAGAATTCCACCACCAGCTTTCTCTTTTTCGGAAAGAACAGCGCCAGTGCGGTGAGATCCCGGCTGCCTGAAAGATCCAGACCGCCATAGCATTCCTCTCCCCGCAGCTCCTGCAGGGAGAAGTCCTCTTCGCACCCCATCCACACATCGCTACTCATCCAGGGGTTATCGGCATCCACCCACTGACAGAAGTTTAACCGCCGAACAATGCTTTCCTTCGACGGCATCCCCCGAGCCTGAGTAACCTGCTCACGCAGGTAGCGATCGGTAAAAGTATGACCAAGAGAGGGGTTTGCTTTTTTCCAGCAGGACTCGTCCTTGAATGGGTCTTCTCCTTCGTCCAGGGAACAAATGAAAGAAAAGAAACTGTCATCCTCAATCGAGCCTTCGGCAACTTTACGCCCATACTCGTGATAGTCGTAGCAGACGCTGGTTTTGTCGTGGCCGCTGTTAGTGATCATGAAAATCAACGCCTGGCGACGACCTTTCGTCCCGGCGCGCATCATTTCCACAACCTGGTTGTTTTTGTGCTCGTGAATTTCGTCTATCAGAGCACAATGCGGGCGTGGACCTGACTGTCCGTCGTCCGAGCTGATAGGCCGGAAAAAAGAACCGGTCTGCAGAAAAGCCAGATTCCACTCTTTCCCGGCACCGCCTGATTTGTTAATCCGCTGTGCCAGTGCTGGCGACTGGTCAACCATCGCCACAGCATCGCGAAACAGTATCATGGCCTGGTCTTTTTTCGTGGCGGCCGCGTAGACTTCCGCGCGTGGCTCCTTGTCGGCGACAAGGCAGTAAAGAGCGATACCAGCTGCAAGCGGTGATTTACCTGACCCCTTACCGGATTCGACGTACACCATACGGAACCGGCGATAGCCGTCTGAGTTTTGCCAGCCAAATACAGACCCCACGATAAAGCACTGCCAGGGTAACAGATTGAACGGCTTGCCTTCGTGTTCGCCGCCGTTAAGTTTCAGCACTTTCGCGAAAAAGTCGATGGCACGCTGCGCTGTTTCCGTATCCCATACCAGACCGCGGGCATGGCAGGACTCCAGATCCTTCAGGTGACGCTTGCAGGAATTGCGGATATCAGGTCCGGCAATTTCCTTACCGGACGCCACATCCATCGCATAACGAGTGGTGGGGTCAACCGAAGAACTGGTTGAGCGGGTCTTCTTTCTCTTCTCCACCATCAACTTTCACCTTTGTTCTGGCGGCCGGGGTGAGACCGAATTCGACCAAGTAACTTTTAAACCGTCGATCGGCATCAGCCAGCATCGCAACAGCCGGGTTCGCCTTAATCAAAAATCCCCCTTCAGTCTGGACTATATAAGTTCTCCCTTCGTCCGCGATCGTCAGGCGAAGCTGAAGGATATCTGCATAGATATCGCAAAGACGCTCCAGCGCCAGTGAATCGGCAACTGTAAGAATACCCATGCCATCAAGTAAAACTGTGAGCCTGCCCCACGCAACTTTTCCCCAGTCGCTAAGATGTGCTGGCGGGCTGGGGATTTCTTTTGCTGGTTGGGGCTCTTTATCGTTGAGTTTACGTTTGCCCGGATTGCCGGTTACCACTTTCAGGTGGGTCGGTTTCGGGCGCCGTCCTGCCATCGGAACCTCCCGGAAAAAAACTTTTCATTTCGCGGTTGTGCAAACAGAGGGGGGCGGGCGGTCACGCAGGCACAAAGCTGTGAACTTTTAACCCGCCCTCCTCCTTCATAGCTGCCACACATATGAGAATTGTTATCGTCTGAACCAGTGCGATGCACGGTCAAGTGGAATACCGTTCTCGTCACAGCCCACGACGACACCGCGTTTCTCCATTCGTTGCTTCGTAGAGTCGTGGTGCTGCTTACACAACCCCTGCCAGTTCTTCCGGCTCCAGAATAGCTTTTGTGCCTTCGCTATCGCTTCGGCGTTTCCACTATTCAGCGCCTCTTTCAGTTTGTGCGGAATGATATGATCGACCACCGTTGCCGCCGTCACTCTTCCCTGTTCATGACACATGGCACACAACGGATGAGTACGAAGGAACAGGAGGCGCTCACGGTCCCATTTGCTGCCGTAGATACGGGGCTCTTTTTTCACATCCGCCCCTATGTGTTGCGGGGCTCCCCAGTCCGGTTTTGCCATGTTGCTGTCCTATGGTTAAAGCCATTAAAAAAGCCACCCGAAGGTGGCCTTTGTGATGGCAATAAAAACCGCCCGGAGGCGGCTTGTTATCAATTACTTAATAGCTGTTCGATATTAGATGGGATCGGGACACCAGGCTCTACTTTTAGTTTGTTTAGCCTTTCGACAATAGACAGTTTCTCCGCCCCACTCGCTGCTTGGTAGTAGGGTCTTACCCCTTCAATGATATCATTAGCTGTAACTGAAGAACCAACGCCAGCGCCTGGCTCGTTTTTATTCAAAGAGCTGTGAATAATTTGCTCAATAGCCTGATTCATAGTTATTACCCAAAATGAGTGGTTACATACCACAACTTGTATATATGTCCACCACAGGCCTTTATCAAGCCCACCCGTAGATAGGCTTTGTAATGGCTACTTCACTGTTTCGATGGTCGAGCCGTGAGAGTTCATCACGTAAACCTGGTCGCCAGGATAGATGAACTGGTAACGGCAGCCATCACCCGCGCCGGGGAAATTTTCACTCGGATATTCCTCAATAATGATGGCAATAGCATCAGTATCCAGCACATCAGTACGGTCACTAATAACCAGTTCTCCCTCCTGCAGCGCTTTGGTCATTTCTGGATCTTCATAGATAGCCGGGAGCCAGTATGCGAAGTCCGGGCTGGCTGAGTTATGAGTAAGTTTTAAAGTATCTGCGAACGTTTCAGAACCAGCCCTGGCTATCGAGATGGATGGCTGCTCACAAATATGCGTAACACCGTTGATGATGGTTTTAACTGTAAACATAGTATTTCCTTCTTCGTCTTCTTGTTACAACAAAAAGCCCCGCTAGTGCGGAGCTATGGGATTGTTGGTTGACTCTCTCACCGAGTTGTAAATACGCTCACACGTCATTCCTGCCTGGTAGCGTTCGTCAGCGATTGCAGCATATCGTTTAGCTTCTGCTGCAATATCTCCGAGCATGTCGGCAAGCATTCCGGCGGTGGCGTCGGCTGTTTTGCTTCTGACGGCAGCGGCAAGATTTGCGGTGTGCTTTGCGGCGTCCAGGCGGGTGGCAAGTTTTTTTGCTTCGGTACGCAGCTGGCTAACAGTGGCAGACAGGCCAGCAGCAGTGGCAGCAGATTTAGCGGCTTGCGCTTGTGCATCTTTCACAGCCTCATCACGGGCAATAATGCGGCCCTGTTCAATAATACGGGCGGCGGTCTGGGCGTTGACTTCCTGAGAGGATTCAGCGCTGTCGCGATCTGCCCATTTTTTTTGCCAGCCCCTGTCACTCCAGACATTACCGGCGATAAACGCACCAGCCATCAGCAAAATAAACACCAGCTGCAACCAGTATCTTTTCAGAAGAGCAGATAACAGATTCATACCAGCACCGATTTTGCTTTTTCAAAGCGCTCTCGCCTGTCACCGATGCCGTTCTGCCCTCCGTTGATTATCTGTGTAACGCGTACCATGTCGCCGGAATATTTCAGACACCCTTTAGTCGCGAAGAACCACGCTGCACTACGGGCAGCATACGTATCCTGTGCCAGTAGATCCGGATGGGCAACGAGCTCAGTTTTGATCCCGTTACCGCAATCACGGTAGTTGTTCAGACCTGTGATCTGGATAAGTCCACGCCCGCGGTAGTTCCAGCCGTCGCCAGGCCCGTTGTTACCCATTCGCTTGCTGTATACCAGATTAGCTATTGCACGCTGTCGCTCGAGCGGAAGCGCCTTCTCACAGGCTTTTCGCCCAAGAGTACTGGCCTGATCTGGAGTGATTCTCCCGGCGCGGATGAATCCGGTCAGCCCGGCGATACTGTAGTTGAAGCTCTCCACCAGCCTTGTAAAACCAGAGCTTTCATGTCCCGCCTGAGCAATGAACATGGCCTGATCCAGTGGAGCAGTAATACCGAATTCGCTCATTGCCGCCGTAATATGTGGATACCAGCGCGCGGCCAGTTCGGCGCTGATACCAGCCGCCTGCTGAAATTGAGACTCGTTCATGATTAAACCTTGTTATTATCCCCACCGATACGACCACTGATAAACTTCATTGCAAAGCCGCGGATCGCATCCACGCCGATAAGGCCGACGCCGCCACCAATCGCAACAGACAGGGACTTGGGCCAGCCGAAATATTCCAGCGCAGATGAGAAGGTCAACGTCAGGGCGCCGCAAAGCAGAATTTCGAGTGTCTTTTTCTTCCAGCCACCACTACCGCCAAAATAGGCAATACGCAGACCGGCCATAAATAACGACATCAGAACAGCGCCCAGCGGCGTATCTCCTCGCCACCAGCTCTGGAACAGCTCCAGCCAGCCCTGCCAGGATTGGGGATCGTTGTGCATTTTCATAAGCCTCACCCCCGATAGCTCGGATGGTGCAGTGTTATATAGGAAGGCCGCCCGGTGGATTAACGACAAAACTCAGAGGGATTATTCCGGACGGCACAAACAGAAAAGCCCCGCACGATGGCGAGGCTTGAATTTGTTTGGTCGACGATTGAAGCTATGGCGACGATATCAGATTTACATAAAATATAGCCGTTTTAATCCAGTTTTGCAATCACCACGTCGCCAGCTTCTCAGCCAGCAAGTCGCGCTTGATGACGATCCAGCCGCTTTCACGCAGTCCGCTCAGTATCTGATCAACTTTACCAATAAACATGTCGGGACCAATCTGCCGGATGTCTTTCACATTACCGTCCCGGATTTGAATCAGAATGTCGATGTTAAGCATATCGACGGCAGGCTCAACCTGACGTGTCGTCGCCGGTTGCTTCTGGCTGAAATAGCAATCCTCCAGTTTTTCGAACACTTCCCACGCCTGATCCGTTTCGAGCATTTTAGCGTGGCGGGCAGCGCCGCGTTCTGTCCAAAGGATTAGGGAGCGAACGTTACGGGCGATTTTCACAGAAACTCTTAAAGAGTTTCTGTTCTTCAGCTCCCGTAATTCATCGCCTTCGATCAGAAAAAAGTGTTTCCCTTCTATAAATCGTTCTTTGTTTCTATTGAAATTATTTGTTAAGCGCTGGCGCTCTGTTCCGTACAGCTCAGCCAGCAGTTCTGTTGTTATGACAGGAAGATGGTTGTGTGTAAGTGATGGGAGGTTTTCAACAGATGTACTGTTCATGGGCATGTCCTTTCGAATATTTTGATTTACCCCTTTTGAGAGGGCGACCGGGCGCTCAAAACCGTCGAAAGTCGGCGGGCATATTCCCATTACTGGTATTGTATTAGCCACACGCCCGGTCATAAACCAAGAATTCTGGACATAAAAAAACCACATAGCTGTCGGGTGTGGATTCCGCTTTCGAGGTGTTTTGAGCACCGGGAAATACTATATTCTGAAGTTGATGATTATGTCAATCACCACCGCCGACGCCAATCGGATTGGGTGGTGAGACGTACAGGGTTGGCGTAACCGGATCACCGACCGGCGAGCCTTTCGGCTCCCCCATACGCCCCACCATAATTCAAATGCGCGTATACAAACGACAATAAAAAACACGCTCGCGGCGTGTCTCTGTCGCGGTGAAATTCCGGGACGCCAATCCCGACGCCAGATTTTGCTGGCGTACTGGGAATATAGCCCCGGATAACTGTTTGTGTCAATTAAGTGCGTATAGGTTGAAAGCCACCTGTTCCGAACGCGACTCCGATACACTCAAAAGAGACGCCTGATCAAGACGCAGAAATATCGCGCGCATGGTCAGCCAGTGTCTGGTGAAGGTTTCTGACCAGTTCTTTTCGCTAACGCCTACCAGTCCCGCTAACTCTTTATATTGATAAACCTCACGCCCGGCTAATTCAGATTTGACATCCTGTGCCGCCAGCCAGATTAATGCCCGGAGTCGTTCCTGTGTTTTACCGGCCATCTTCTTTCCGTCGAGTTGCGCCGCAAACGCACTCCAGCCCCACTGTGTTATTTCGACCTGGTGTTCCCAGCAGGTATTCTCACTGTAATTCCACAACAACCACGCCTTGTAGTGTTCATCGAGTGAAAGAACCGCCCGGCGCCATGAGGCAGTGGAATATTCCACAGGCTTCACCAGCGGGATAGCGCTTCCTTTCGCCAGCGACTGCTTGCCGGGGATTGGCGGGTTATTTAACGTTATCCAGCTTTCTGTTTCCTCGTCCCAGATACGCTGTTTTTTTCGGGGATAGTTTTTCGTGTCGAATTGCGCGTTCTCCAGCCAGGCCAAAAGCTGCCCTTTAGTCTCCCCGCTTAAATCGGCTGTCGCTACCATTAGCTGTTCACGTACATACTGGAGGTATAGAGCGTTCATTGAGTAAATCCTGTGAACTGATAAATACGAACAAAATTGCGCAGGATGCGGTAGTCAACCAACACCGACCCCGGACGGCGGTAAATGCGAAGGCGCTGCCAGCGCGCGCGGAGTATCTCGATCAGTTCTGGTTTCATGCCGCCTCCAGCTTTTTTAGCGCACGCAGATCCGCCAGAGCCGCGAGCCTGATTTCCTTCAGCTCCTCGACCGTCCAGCGGTGCGGGGTGTTATTGTTCTCGAGTACCAGCACCGCCGCCTCACCGTAACGCTCAACCAGCGCGGCACGATATGCTTCGATGTTCCCTGATTTGTAGACGTTGCAGACATCACACTGAAGATGGATGTTGAAGCGAGTAAAGCGCAGATGCCCGGCGGCGGCCGTACTCCTGTAATGGCCTGCATGCCATGCGAACGCCGTCTTCGTTCCACAGGAGATGCAACCGAGTCCTTCTGCCAGTTCGGTTTCGCGGCAAATGTCATTTACGGCGCGCTGCGTCAAGTCAATCCAGTGCTTCAGCGGCTTAACCGCGGCTTTCCGCTGGCGCCAGGTGGCGCGTTCTTTTTTCTCAGCGGCGCGCTGAAGGGATTGCGCCTTACGTTGCGCGGCTTCGCGAGCTTTTCTGGTTTGCTCTTTGCCGACGGCGCTGGCGCACTGGTACGAGCAAACGATCTGCCCCTCGCGTATCGGGTGAAACCACTGGCGGCATTCTTTGTTTGCGCACTTACGGCGCGGTAATTTAGCCATGTTCACCCCCAGACCTTTTGGCGTAAGGATTTTGGCGTCCGCACCCGGTGTGCATATTCAGGTAATTTCGCGCTGACAGTCCAGGTAATGAAGTCAGGGTTCAGGCTCTTTTCTGTCCTTATGCCCCGCTTCTGATAATCCGATATCAGAGTGTCGGCCTGCTCGGTTGTACAGTCGTGATGATGGAACCAGGAGTATTTCATCGCCATCACCCCGCAAAGCTCATGAGCTGGGCGGCGGCGTTCTCGGCCTCGCGCTGAGTACGGAATGTACGTGATAAAATCCAGCGCCAGAGAACATCAAGCGCGGATTTATACAACTGCTGAAATTCGACCTCATCCATGCTGGAAAAAGCGATGCTGCGGGGATGTTTGCGAAGGGTGCCGTCCGGTAACTGGATGGCGTCATAGTGACCAGCCTCAACCGTCACCCATGCGCGGTATGCATCGAAAGATTTACACAGGCTAATCCCGTTTGTTACCCGGCGGTTTGCAATCTGTTCCAGATACTGTTCAGCCGCATCCAGTAATGCGCTTTCATTCCCGCCATATGCAGCGAGAAACTTTGCATAACCGTTTACCAGTTTGCGCTCATTGGCAGAAATGGCGCCGCCGGTGGGTTCCCAGTATTCAAACCCAAGATTAAGCAACGCGAAAAAGCGGCGATGGAATGCAGGATTCCTCACCTGACGGAACTCAGCCACCAGCACGGCGCCGAGTTTGATTTTTGATTGCAGAATATCACTGGTCTCCGGCGTTGCGGGGATCAGAATTCCAGATGACTGCTTGATGAGTTGTAATTCGTGCGCCATGGTATTCTCCGTGGCGCAGAAGGTTAACGGTTGTTCAGGCCGTTGATTTCATATTATCAGAAGGTGGTGTTACCCGGTAGCCGAGACGGCGAATAAAATGCATAAAACCGTTGGGAGTAAAAACTTCTTCATCATCCAGCAAAGGACGCATAGATACCATGCCATTTACACGATAGATAAGATGCCTGCCTGATGATGGAAAGCTAAACACCACGCAGCCATCAGATCTCCTTACAATGTCATACCAGCTATCTTCTGACTTTTGCAAAGCTGAATTACTCAATTTTTGTTCTCCCTTCAGGCGATATACAGACGCGGTTAAAAATTGTCGGCAGCAGCATCAAAGGGATACGCAAATTGCGGTATTCTGAAAAATGCGCGCCAGCATTAAGCGCAATGTTAATAAAACCAGTCGTCAGCGCTTTCCCACGTTTCCTGCAGAATGCTCTGTATACGTTTTTTATCGCCATCAGCAGCACCGACGATACTCAGACCATCCTGACTGCCTCGACGGATGGTTAAGTTGCAGTTTTCATACTGATTCTGGAGACGGGTAATTAATTCTTTTTCAAGTGCAGGAACGGCACCTTCCGGAAGCTGTTTTGTCCGGCTGATAACAAGTTCAATTCTCATAATTCCCTCTACATTCAACTACTGTATATAAACACAGTATACCTGTTAGAAAGAATATTCAAGGGGTGAATAGCACTTTTTGCAAAAGCTAGCATGTTGTTTCATATCAGATTTTAGGCGGTAAAACCCGCCCGTTACCGAGGAATCCCCAGCAATGGGTGGGTTGAATTGATGGGATTTTTTTAAGTTGCGATATCTTTGGCCTGACAAGGATGGATCTATAATACTTAACAACTATGGTTTGGGGTTTTTGTAATTCTACGAATTATGTTGTTTTTTAGCTTCAGCTTTCCATTCATCAAAGGCAGTGTCTTTGTTCATGGTGCTGATATTGACCTTACGGTCAATATCATATACACGCCACTCACCGTTAGGCCTCTCTTCGCATCTAACTAAGTATGAATTACCATTAACATCTATGCGTCTGTCTATTTGCATGAACATTTTCAATTTTTGAATCCTCTTTAATATGGTGTTTTTTGCCATTTCAGTAGCTTACTATTGATGAAGCGTTATTATTCACACTTCATTAATGCAAGCATCTTTATGCTATGCTACTAATTTAGCAATTGATATTCACCTTTATCGCGTACACCTTTACAGGTTCGGCTTCCAGTGAGGCTAACACAATCCGTGCCAGTTCTTCCGCCTCTTCTGCCGGCAGCATAACGTTGCTATCAGCTCCATATGTTTCGCGCCAATGCTGAATTTTGAGCAGGCGTTCTTTGGTAATAGTCATGGTGTACTCCAGTTATCTTCGATAGCCACACTAAGTCGGTGCAGCCAGTCAGCTAATTTCAGCATTGCTTCGCGTTCGCTAAGCCCTTCCGGAAAATCTTCAAGTTCAACGAAAGGCTTAAACCGCCCGAAGGAGTCGTTCTTAACTGTCAGTTTCTGTTCAAGCGTGGTCTTCTTAACCTTGCTGTGATGCCGTAGAAGGTAAACAGACTGAGATTTTTGAGTTTCCGGATCGTATTCGTAGGAAGTCAGAATCATCTGGCTGCCGCCGCGATTTAATCCTCGCCACATAGCCACGTCCCCTTACAGTTAATAGCGTTCATGGGTTAGTCCTTAAACTGCCAATTGCAGTTGCATGTCAAACCGGTCACGCTTTTCGCAATACGCGAGAGAACCGGGGCTGTTATACGATTCAATGCGCTCAACCATTAATGCGGCGCGGGTTTCCTTTGAAGCTGGCGCGTAAGCACCAGACCATGCTTTGTCTATTCCGATGTTACGGGCGACGTTCGTGCTGTCCGCGCTGGCTAATGGTAGCTTTGTGAAAATTAGCGGGTTCAACATCCTCAATCCATGCAACTTCGTGACCGGCATTCCATGAACGTCAATAATGTGGCGAATCAGGTCTTTCATTCTGGCAACAGCAAGGTTTGGGCGCTTAACGTCATAGTCTCCACAACTTCCTATCGCTACACGCGGATATTCGTTACACAACCTGATAAACCGCTCGTCACTCTCGTTCATATGCCATACTGGGACACCAAAAAATTCCCCGTGCGGCCATTCATCCAGAAGAGCTTCGTTCTCATCCTCGCCGCCGTCGATGACGTCCGGGATGATGGCAAAATCGAATCCAGGGTGATTTTTCCAGCGCGCCACAAATTCGTAATAATCGCTCCAGTCGATTTTGTTTTTACCGGCTGCTTTCCATGCAGTGAATGCGCCGTTGTCCAGCGCGAATGACTGGCAGTATTCAGCCGCGAGGTTAATTTGTCCGGAGTGCGCGAAACTGATAAACGCATGGCGTCCTTTCCATGCCTTCATAGCACACGTATCAGGGGTAATAGGGCCGCCATGATAGTGAATCATCACGACTCCTTAACCTTGATGCCAGCGCGTGTGCTATATGCGGACATGCACTGTGTGAACCCGGATTGGTCATCTGTCTGCCCATAGCTGAACCCGGCTTTCAGGCCGTCACGGAATGCGCTATCCTGCAACTTGTCGGCAGTTTCAAGCTTCGCCTCCAGTTCTTGAATACGCTGGCGTAACGCTGTAATTTCCACCTCAGCAGCGTCTGCGTAATGAACGTTTTCATGCTCAAGTGGTGGCAAATCCGGTGTAACGACACCAAACAGTTTTGCAAGCGCCCGGTAGTTCAGTTCGCTGTGATAACGACCTTTGCAGCGGACCAGTTTTTCAGCAGCAGCTACAATCGCACTTTGTTCTGCTATGCGCTGACGGGCAGCCTCCAGCTCAGAAATATCCTTTCCACGCTCAGCGATATTTTGCTTCGCCAGTCGACGCCAGGAATTGATTTGCTTAGCGGCCTCTTGGTGACCTTTCTCCAGTTCTGCTATGCGCTTACCTCCATCAGCAATAACGCCCTCGTAATACTCACGCTGTTCAGCAATACGCTTCTCTGCGGCTTCAAGCTTCTCGTAGAGAACATCCCAGCTTGTCGAGTTATCCAGAACCAGCTTTGTAACTCGCTCTTCACGTGATTTGTAATGCTCCAGCTCATCCAGCAGCGCCGTAATTATCTGTGCGGCGTGGCCACACTCATCAACGATAGAAACTATTGTGCCGGTTTCGGTGCCATCGACCTCAAACCGCAAATCGACATCGTCAGAATCAATATCACTCGCTTCAAATTGAGAGATGTATTCCATAGTGAATACAGATGCTTTTGCTTTGCTGACGAGCAGCGCCTGTTTGTCGATTGTCACGCTGCACCTCCAAAAATCCATTGGTTACCTACGTGCGCCTGGAATTTGCAGGACGTGTCAGGCATAACCAACTCATGAACCACTTCGCCTGTTTCAACAAAGTAGTAGTTGCTGTCTGTAACGTTGTTGATGAAGAATGCCTCACGCTCGCGCCATGACATCTCACCGAGAATACGCTGCACCTTTTTGGTGATTGGTCGGTAATCAGGTTCTATGCCAGCCAGTTTTGCCGCCGCGTAGTTGTGGTGGCCATCCATTAGGATGGTGTATTGCTGCCCACGCAGAACTATCGGGTAAACAGATACGATAAAACGCTTAAATCTTGCCGCTCTGTCGTTTACCTTTGCCTTGTCGAGGTAGCGCTGACTGCTGATAAGCGGACCTTTGATGTTGCTCATTGGGCGGCCTCCTGCTTCTCAGCTTTCAGCACCATGCGAACACCATCATCAAGCATCCACGCTATTTCACCTCCCTCCGCCATAACCAGTTGCCACACAAGCTGTGCTGCTTCATTGGTCACATCACGACCACGATCATTACCGACGCGCAGGCGGCCACCTTCCACATCACGCATTTTTGCGAGCATGATGGTTTTTGATAACGGAGAGAATCCGAGTTGAAGTTTTGCTGTATTGCTCATAGCACGGCTCCTTTGCGAAGCTGGGCGGCGTGGTCTTTTGCGAATCGAGCGGACTCGCGCCAACTATCAGCTATGTATCGATTAGCCTCATGCGCTGCCAGTGTGAAATATAATTCTGCAAGCTCATCAGCACCCTGCGCCCGCACTTCAGCCAGAAAAACGTCGGTGGCTGGACATGCCTTCCTGATGGCCTCTTCCGCTTCTGATCTGGTTAGGAATCCGCTTTTCCCGTCATTGCTTACCATCTGTCTGTCAAACCATTCATGCAGTTCACCAACAGAAATATCATCAGGAATTTCAGCCCCGGCCTCGTCAGTGGTACCTTCCAGCCATTCGCGAGCTGCAGCCTGATATCCATGAGATAGGCATACCAAGGCAGCCTGAGCGCCGAGCATTGTTTTGTGGAACATCCAGGAGGTGTTGAGTTCACGTGCGGCTCCGTTTAGCAGATACGCATTCTCCGCCGCCAGCGCCGCGTATCTGGCTTCCAGTGCCGCTATGGTAGCTACGTGTTCAGCATTACGTTCTGCAAGCTGATTCATGGTTAAGCCATCAGTTATTCCACGTTCTTTCATTTGGTTGCTCCTGTTAAATCAGACCGGCGTCTTTGCGTTGTTTGTATTTCGCCATTAACATCTCGGCTGGCGTTGGACCGCGATCCCGCGACGGCGCGGCTAAAGCGCGACGAACAGGCGGTATGGGTTTACCTGCAAGAACTCGCTTTTCCCATTCATGCAGAATGTCGCTGGCGGCCCGGTGCAGTTCTTTTTCACTGAGTTGCCCTTCCGTTCCCCGGCGGCGCAGCTCCAGGCAGACGTGGTAATACAGCGGGTTTTTATCCCTCCAGGGGAATTGCTCACTGGTCGGATAACGGAAAACAAGCTTCCGCCAACGCCAGTATTCGCCCATGATGTCGTCAACACTGACCCCGAGTACTCCACTCCCCTCACGGCACCACGAAATAAACTGACCTGGCGACGGCCAGAACGGAGACTGGCTGGAACGGGCTTTCTGCATTCCGGCGGATAGCTGCTTGCGGGTGCGGATGCCATTTTCTGAAAATGCCGCTATCCATTGCTGCTTAGCTACTCGCTCGTCAGCATCGGAGCGGAGATTGGTTTGCGTCGCGGCCGGGAAAATCTGCTTCAGTTGCATGAACAGCGCGTCAACAAGGCGCTCAGCGTCTGAATTCACAACCCGGCCATGCTCAGGGTTGCCCCCGGCTATGCTTGCCATCGCTGCGCCATCCCGATTGTTTATTGCGCGGTAGAGTTCAGGTTTCATAGGAAATCCCTCCATGCATCCGGGCTGTTCCAGTGGATACTTTCCTGATCGATATCTCTGCTGCGCTTCGCCTGTCCGTCAGGTTCGAACAGACCCTGCCAGCCATTCGCAATACTGCGGTTAATAATTTCTTCAGGTGTGTATCCGTTCAGCCTGCAGCGGTCGAGCAGGTTGATAGCCTGCGTCACGGTCTGCTGAGACTTAATCGGCTTTTTCAGGTCACGGCGGTATTCAACCCATGAAGACCAGGTGATCGAAGACAGCCAGTCAGGCAACTGAACACTTGACGCATCGAACGAAACCGCCCGGGGGGATTTAGGGGGGTTATTACTATTGTCTTTACTGTCTTTTGTAATAGTGTCTTTTGTGTTTACCTGATTTGGGTAATAGCCGTTACCTGATTCGGGTAAACTTTTCTTACCTGATTCAGGTAAATTTACCTTTTTCAGGTAAGTTTTTTTTTCTGTACCTTTTTCAGGTAAAGATGACCATTCGCTGACCGTTTTATTAATCCCGATAACACGACCGGTTTGAGTTAATATCCCCCGCTTAACCAGGACGCTTTTTGCAGCTGAGCACTTATGAGGGAGAATGCCGGTCAGCTCCGAGATCTGCTCGTTACTGACCCAGTCAGATTTCTTATTGAAGCCGTATGTTTTGCGCATGACAGCCATGAACACCAAAAGCTGATGCTGCGACAAACCTGCATGCATTACAGCCTCAAGGATCTCATTGGCGATGCGCGTAAACCCATCATCGAGATCTGCCACGCGCGGCTCCTTATGTGCCACGTCAGGCACAGGAAAATTGATTACTTCGGCAGTATTTGCCATAATTACTCCTGTGAATTGATCCAGTTAATTCCACCAGAAAGCCGTTGGTGACCCCTCACCGCGGCTTTCGCCTTTTTGGTTGCTGCCATTTTCAGTCCCACCCCAGCGCATCCGGCCTGGCTCGTTCAGCCTTTAGCCCGGCATCAGCGAGAATCTCTACGGCTGTGAGATAGTTTCTGGATACCAGTACCGCCTCCGGTGGCGCGGCCTGAATCCCAAGAAAAGCCAGCTCTTTCGCCATGTTGCAGAAATATCCCTCAGCTTTACGCCTGCTGACTGTCGACTCGCTGATACCCATATGCTCGGCGTAAGATTTCTGACCTACCGATGCAAGCCGGTTGAGCAGGACGCTCTCTATCTCAATCGGGTTGATTTCTGGTGGGTCTAACTTTCGTGCAATTGCGTTCTCCATGGGTAAATATCCTCTATGGTTATTTGGCTGATGCCTCTTGGCTTGGTAATGCATCTGTTGGATTTGGATACAAGTCAGGCCGTAACTCATGTGGCGTAACACCTGTAAGTTCGAAAACTGAACGAATGTGATCGGGGGGAATCCCGGTCTTTTTCCAGTTGGAAATTGTCATTTTTGAAAATCCAAGCGCTCTTCCAAGAGCAGCCCCTGTTCCAAATTTTTGAATTGCTTTTTCAATACCAGTCATAGGACCTCCTTAGATGACAAAAGTAAAGCATCATTTTACCAACAAGTCAAACATAGCATGCCTACCTACAAGTAAAGCAATCATTTACAATGAGGCGATGAGCGATAACACACTGACGAATGGCCTGATCTCCAGGCTGGCAGAGTTAAATAAGAAGGGTTTCTCTAAAACAGAGATGGCCAGGGTAGCTGGTGTCAGCAAGCAAGCAGTTTCCAGTTGGTTCAAAACAGGAAGAATTAGCAAAAGCTCCGCATTAGCTATTGCTGATGCTGCTGGTGTATCAGTTCCGTGGCTGCTTGGTGAGGATGTCGGAGAGAAAGACGGACTTAAACCCGACGAACAGCGCCTGCTTGAGCTCTATCGCCAGTTACCGGAAGAAGAGCAACAGAACATGCTCCGCATCTTCGCAATTCGGCTGAAAGAACTCGACGAACTGTATGAGAAGTATATGAAGGGGCGGATTCGGTCGCAGGGGGATTGAGACTCTAAAATCGGAATTTTGATGTGCTGAATAAAACATTGATGCTGAGATTCAGCATAATTTGCCTTTATGAACCATCAAGCATTGTCCCTAATGGACACGAGGTTAGAAGGCGTCGGTAAAGCAAACTAGAAAACGCAAGGACTAGTGATGGAGCGCGAAGCAGGCAACGATGATGCAATTCCCAATGTTGTTGAAGTAATTCGTCGCATTAATGAAGGGTCTACACAACCATTTCTTTGCAAGTGCGATGATGGTCAATTATATGTTTTGAAATCAAAACCATCTATGCCTCCTAAAAATCTCTTGGCTGAGTTTATTTCTGGTTGCCTGGCTCAGGATATCGGCCTTACTTTACCTGATTTTAAGATTGTATTTGTGCCGGAAGAACTTGTTGAGTATTCACCAGAACTCCAGAGTAACATTTGTACTGGTCACGCCTTTGCGTCACAGTACATTGAAGGTGCGGTAGCACTGACGTTCTCTCAGTCAAGAAACGAGGCCATCGTACCTATAGAACAACAGAAACTCATCTATGTGTTTGACAGATGGGTAATAAATGCAGATAGAACGCTTACCAGTAAAGGTGGGAACGTTAATATCCTTTATGACGTTGGCAACGATAAGTATTATCTAATTGACCATAATCTCTCCTTTGATGAAAATGCAGGACCAGACGATTTTTTGGTCCATGTTTACGGTCCTGGTAATCGCAAGTGGGAGTTTGACCTGGTAGATCGCCTCGAGTATCGTCAGAAGGTCGTTGATAGCTTAGTTAAGCTTCCTGCTATTATTGAAGAAATACCAGATGAGTGGATCGTTGATGATGAGTTTTTACCTTTTGTTTACGATACCTTAGACAAAGGCGACCGTGACGAATTTTGGAGCGAAATAGTATGACAACTCCATGCCTTTACAGCATTGTTAGGTATGCACCCTATGCGGAAACTGAAGAATTCGCGAACATAGGCGTGGTCATATGTGCACCAAAAGAAAATTACTTTGACTTTCAGATCACTAAGCGTAACGATTCTCGTGTCAAAAACTTCTTTCACGATGATTGCATTTTCCCTATAGCCAAAGACACCATTCAGAGAGAGTTGCAGTTCGCAAAAGCCCAAGCATCTCAGATTTCAGGGCACCAACAACTTGCTCAATTCTTTAGATATTTCACGACCAAGAAAGAATCTATTTTTCAGTTCAGCACGACAAGGGTTGTTCTCAGTGCCAACCCAAAGGAAGATTTAGCACGCATTTATAATAAATATGTTAATCACTCCGATTACACAAAAGAACGCCGAGAGGATGTGCTTGCAAGAGAACTCAAACGGAGTATTGATAGAATTGATGGTTTAAAAAATGTCTTTAAGCAAGAGTCTATCGACGGGTTTTATTCAAAATTCTCCATGCCTTTGGTTGCCAAAAAGCACAATGAGATTCAATGCGCGATAAAGCCTATAGCATTCACCCAAACCGAGCCTGGAAAAATGATGGAACACAGCGACATATGGGTCATGCGGATTACTCGAGCTTCAGAAGAAAACCTACTGGATATAGAAGACATTCTTTTCACCATTGAAGTTCCTGAATCCCCTACTAAGGGCCAAAGCAAGGTTATCGATACCATCAAGAGAACAATGGATGCTAAGAAGATAAATCATATTCCTGCATCAAATCATAAAGATACGATTGAGTTTGCCAAAAAATTACTTTTAGAGACATGAGTCTTATCTCGTAACCCGGCCTTCGCGCCGGGTTTTTACTGCCCTTTCCTCACCATCGCAGCCGCATCCCGCAATACACCTTTGTGAATGACGTTCCCGACTCTCCTCCGCTTCTCCTCCAGACGTTCAACGATCGCATCACGGTTAATCACTACGCCGTCGATTATCAATTCGACCACAGCGCCGCCAATCTCACCCGCAATGAATGCCGCACGGTCTTCTTCCAGCTCATCGCGTTCCATAACCACCTCTTACTGATGTTTTTTTAATCATATACATATTGAGCTGCTAAACATAGTTCAAAAATGAACATGCTTGTTGTACAGCTTTGCTTTACACTTTAATTCCGTATAAGTTGACTAAAAAGTAAAATGATGCTTTACTTATTCTATAGCAACAACGAACCACCCAGGCAGGACGTCCACGAAGTAGCCGTCCGGGGCATACGAAGACCGGAATGAGGTGGAAAAGTTAACGCGCAGAAGGTTTAAACAATGTTCCGCTGGCCGGCGATAAGGCAAAGAGGGTGAGATGGAAAAAGCATACGAAGAATACTTTGAAGGCCTCGCCGATGGTGAGGAGGCACTCAGCTTCGCAGAATTCGTGGAGGTGCTGTCATGAAAATCGAAATATTCAGGATTGAAGGGCGAGTTTGTTTACTCATATCCCCAATCAGTATCTCTGTAGCGGAGCGCCTTTCTACTGCCATGGAAAACAGCGAAGTCGTTGCAGCTCTTGGTGCTTATCTCACACCCGTTGGAAAGGCACCAGTTGACGAACTCGTTGGGCTCTATCTCTACTTTGATCACCTCGATACCGCTGCGTTCATAACGATCAATCATCTGATTGAAGCGGATAAGCCAGTCCCGATAGTCGTCAGGTAGCACCCACGAATCGGTCAGTACTTCTTTGCATGACTCGTACTGTTCGAGGTTTTTGAACCAAAAAACACTAATTGGACGGGATGTCATTTTTATGTCCTTGCTGGGTGTGAAAACGCCAGCATACCACAAGGCCCGATGTGGTTAAAAGACAGGCATAACAAGGGGAAACAAAAATGAAAATCGATTTAGATCTCAAGGACCAGGGTGTTGACGTTTCAACCAGTGGTTATCGTGACTTTGTGAACGCCGAAGTTCGTGGCGTTGAACTTGAAGATGTACTGGAAGATATCAAAAGCGATGTGCTGTTCTCCGCTATCGACCTGTCTGATTACATCGACTGGGCTGACAACAACAGCAAGTTACCGGAGATTCTGGACCGTCTTTCGCCTGATGAAGTTATCAGTTGGCTCCACGAAAACGGGCATCTGGAGGATAACGATGATTGATCACTACAAACTTCAGGTCGCCCAGAGTGAACTGGCTATCGCAGCCTGTCTCGGTGATGGCGAACTCTGGGAACGGGCAATGAAAAAACTGAGCATTGCCATTGGACTACCCTGGTATCGCAGGAATACCACCACACACTGACAAGCATTTAAACATCACTGATTTTATGGGCAGACAACATGTTGCCGGGGATTCTTACAACCAAATTCAGGAGTTCAGCCATGAACGCATATCTCACTTATGACCGGATCGAGGCTCAGAACTGGACCCGGCATTACCAGCAAATCGACAGAGAAGAGAAAGAATCCGAGCTGGCTGACGACCTGGAGAAGGGACTGTCGCTTCACATGCTGGAGTCGCTGTGTATGGACGAGCTACCGCGTCACGGCGCCAACAAAAAAGCGATCAGCCTGGCATTTGATGACGATGTCGAATTCCAGGAGCGCGCGTCGGAGTTTGTGCGGTACATGGTTGAGGTGTTTTCCCGGCATCAAATTGATATTGAATCGGAGGAATAAGACAAATGAGCACAGCACTCGCAACACTGGCAGGAAAACTGGCTGAACGTGTAGGAATGGATTCTGTAGATCCGCAGGAACTGATCACCACATTGCGCCAGACAGCGTTTAAAGGTGATGCCAGTGATGCGCAGTTTATTGCGCTACTGATAGTCGCCAACCAGTACGGTCTTAATCCGTGGACGAAAGAAATATACGCCTTTCCTGATAAGCAGAACGGGATCGTCCCTGTGGTGGGTGTTGATGGCTGGTCCCGTATTATCAACGAAAACCAGCAGTTTGACGGCATGGATTTTGAGCAGGATAACGAATCATGTACATGCAGGATTTACCGTAAGGACCGTAACCATCCGATCTGCGTTACCGAATGGATGGATGAATGTCGCCGGGAACCATTCAAAACCCGTGATGGTCGTGAGATTACTGGGCCGTGGCAGTCACATCCCAAACGGATGTTGCGACACAAAGCAATGATCCAGTGCGCCCGTCTCGCTTTTGGTTTCGCTGGCATCTACGACAAGGATGAGGCCGAACGCATTGTCGAAAATACCACGTATACCGCAGATCGCCAGCCGGAACGCGACATCACTCCGGTTAGCGATGAAACCATGCGGGAAATTAATGATCTGCTGATCACCCTGAATAAAACATGGGATGACGATCTGCTGCCGCTCTGCTCACAAATCTTCCGCCGTGATATTGGTGCATCGTCAGATCTTACGCAAATCGAAGCAGTGAAAGCCCTCGGATTCCTGAAACAGAAAGCTTCAGAACAGAAGGTGGAAGCATGACACCAGAAATTATCCTGGCTCGTACAGGTATTGACGTTAGCAACATCGAGCAGGGTGATGAAGCGTGGCACCGTCTACGCCTCGGTGTCATCACTGCTTCCGAAGTTCACAACGTCATTTCCAGGCCAAAGTCGGGCAAGAAGTGGACTGATATGAAGATGTCCTACTTTCTCACCCTTCTTGCCGAAGTTTGCACCGGCGTGGCACCGGAAGTTAACGCCAGGGCGCTGGCCTGGGGGAAACAGTATGAGGACGATGCTCGCACCCTGTTTGAGTTCACCACTGACGTGAAGGTCACCGGGTCGCCGATCCTTTTCCGTGACGAGGGCATGCGTACCGCCTGTTCTCCTGACGGCCTGTGCAGTGATGGCCGCGGTCTTGAGTTGAAGTGCCCTTTCACCTCTCGCGACTTTATGAAATTCAGGCTTGGCGGCTTCGAGGCTATCAAATCCGCCTATATGGCCCAGGTGCAATTCAGCATGTGGGTAACCGGGAGAGATGCATGGTATTTCGCGAATTATGACCCGCGCATGAAACGAGAAGGTATCCACCACGTGGTTGTTGAGCGAGACGACAAATACATGTCCCTCTTCAACGAAATGGTACCGGAATTTATCGAAAAGATGGACGAAGCGCTAAAGGAGATTGGCTTCACGTTCGGGGAGCAGTGGCGATGACGCACGCAACAACGGCAGTACTACCAGTTGAAAAAAGTGTTCCGCGCACCTGGCGCCGCCCGTTCCTGAAATGGGCAGGCGGTAAATATTCGCTGCTGCCGGAACTGGACCGCCTGATACCAGCAGGTAAACGACTGATAGAACCATTTGTGGGCGGCGGATCGGTGTTTCTCAACTCAGATAAACACGAATACTTCCTGCTGGCTGACATTAATGCTGATCTGATCAATCTGTACCAGATGCTGGCCGTAGTGCCTGATTCGGTAATCGGTGAGGCAATAAAAGCTTTCTGGCATCTGAATGATGTCGAAAACTACACAGTAATTCGTGAAGCATTCAACGCCCAGAAACTGAATGCGACAGAAAGAGCGGCCGCATTCCTTTACCTCAACAGGCACTGCTTTAACGGCCTGATGCGTTACAACCTTGACGGTTTTTTCAATGTTGGATGGGGAAAGTATAAAGCCCCATATTTCCCGGAAGAAGAGATCAGGGCATTCAGGCTGAAGTCTCACGCGTGCGTATTTATGACTGCGGGTTTCGAACGTACTCTCAGGCTGGCGGGTGATGGTGATGTCGTTTACTGCGATCCTCCATACGAGCCAATGCCCGGCACCGCTGGCTTCACTAGCTACGCCTCCGGTGGGTTCTCATGGGATAGCCAGGTAGCGCTTGCTGAAAGCTGCGTGGCAGCCCATCAGCGCGGCGCAAAGATTTTTATCAGTAATTCTACCGCGCCACGCGTTATTGAACTTTACGAGCAGCACGGCTTCACCCTGCACCGGGTCAATGCCAGCAGATCAATATCGAGTAAAGGCAGTACCCGAGAAACAGCGAACGATATCGTCGCCTCACTGGGGATTTAGTGATGATGAAACTTATTAACAGAAGTAAGCAATCACCAGTCGGTCGTCGCGCATGTGATGTTGCACTGGCGGCGCATCATGAGAAGTTCGGCGATTACGGCAGACAAAATCACGTTACCAATTACACCGTTGTAGTGGATGGCGTAAAGGTTCCTGTCGAAGTAGTTAACCGGGCCACTAGCTACGTAGCCACCGCAATGATCGGTGTCCGGAAACTGAGAAATCTGCCAGCACAGGCAAACTGAATATTAGCGATGGCCCGCTACGGGGCCACTGGAGAAAACGATGAGCAACATTATCCAACTGACGCCAAACAAGTGGGTTAGCGAAAAAGTTCTGATTGCGGTTACCGGGCTTAAGCCCGGAACCATTACCCGCGCCAGAAAAGAATCCTGGATGCTGGGCCGCGAGTACCTGCACATTTCACCAGACGGAAATCCGAAGCCTTCGAGCGAATGCATATACAACAGAGAAGCCGTTGATCAGTGGATCGAGGCGCAGAAAAAAAATCAACCAGGTGCGAAGACAACATGAAAAGCAGTACACTCGTCAATGCTCCTGGACGTCAGGAGGGATTAATGGCTAATGCATCATACCCGACAGGCGTCGAAAACCACGGCGGTTCGCTCCGCATCTGGTTTCTGTATAAAGGTAAACGTGTCAGGGAAAACCTTGGTATCCCTGACACTGCAAAAAATCGCAAGATAGCTGGCGAACTGCGTTCTTCGGTTTGTTTTGCGATAAGGATGGGGAATTTTAACTATGTGGAAAAATTCCCAAACTCACCGAACCTTGCCCGGTTCGGTCAGGATAGAAAGGAAATTACTGTGCTGGAGCTTACCGAAAGATGGTCCGAGCTGAAGAGAATGGAGATCAGCTCTAATACCATGAGTAGGTACGAATCTATCATAAAAAACATGCTTCCACTCATCGGCGAAAACAAAATGGTTTCTGCGGTGACTACTGAGGATTTGCTGTATGTCAGGAAGGAGTTGCTGACGGGCTTTCAGGTAATGAAGAAGGATCACCGGACTCAGGTTAAAGGCCGGAAATCGTCCACAGTGAATAATTACATGATGCTGATGGCCGAGATCTTCCAGTTTGGAACAGATAACGGCTATGCAAAGGAAAACCCGTTTAGCGGAATTAACCGTCTCAAGAAAGCGAAAGGGGAACCAGATCCACTCACGACAGACGAGTTCATCAGGTTTATCCAGGCATGCGGCCACCAGCAGATGAGAAATCTCTGGTCACTGGCAGTCTATACCGGAATGAGGCATGGGGAGTTGTGCGGTCTGGCCTGGGAAGATATCGATCTGCATGCCGGGACGATCATTGTGAAGCGCAACCTTACCCAGACGGATGAGTTCACCCTGCCAAAAACCGACGCAGGTACTGACAGGGTGATATATCTCATTCAACCAGCTATTGATGCCCTGAGGAATCAGGCCCAGTTGACACGCCTTGGCCGGCAGTTTGAGGTTGAAGTGAAGTTGCGGGAATATGGACAATCTGTCATTCAGCCCTGCACGTTCGTATTCAGCCCTCAATGCGTCAAACGTGGACCTCGCACAGGATATCACTACGCGGTTAATTCCATTAATAAAATTTGGGCCCCGATAATCAAGCGTGCCGGCATTCGTTACCGTAACGCGTATCAGTCACGACATACCTATGCATGCTGGTCATTATCAGCTGGTGCTAACCCAAACTTTATAGCAACGCAGATGGGGCATACCGATGCACAGATGGTTTACAAGGTGTATGGAAAGTGGATGTCAGAGAAGAGCGCAGAACAGGTTTCTCTGCTCAACCAGGCACTTTCCCGCTATGCCCCATCACTGCCCCAAAGCATGGTAGCAGCGCAGTAGAAATCCTTAAATTCAAGGGGTTAGCAGTCGCATCGCTACATTTTTATAACATGGGGCACGAAATGCGCTCGACCCTAAAGACAGCTTATGGTGTGATCGGGGTTCAATAAATCGCTAAACAAGGTATACTCCAGCGGTTTTCTTAGTTGTTTATTGTACTAAACGCTCCCGTGAGAGGACGCAACAGCGCACCTATGACACAATTCGCTTCTCCTGTTCTGCACTCGTTGCTGGATACAGATGCTTATAAGTTGCATATGCAGCAAGCCGTTTTTCACCACTACTATGATGTGCAGGTAGCGGCTGAGTTTCGTTGCCGTGGCGACGACCTGCTGGGTATTTATGCCGATGCTATTCGCGAGCAGGTGGACGCGATGCAGCACCTGCGCCTCCAGGAGGACGAGTTCCAGTGGCTCTCCGGCCTGCCCTTTTTTAAACCGGATTATCTGAACTGGTTACGCGAGTTTCGCTATAACCCAGATCAAGTCTGTGTCACCAACGATAACGGCAAGCTGCATATTCGCTTAACCGGCCCGTGGCGTGAAGTCATTATGTGGGAAGTGCCGCTGCTGGCCGTGATCAGTGAGCTGGTTCATCACTACCGCTCGCCAAACGCGGGCGTTGATCAGGCGCTCGACGCGCTGGAAAGTAAGCTGGTTGATTTCACTGCGTTAACCGCCAATCTCGATATGTCCCGCTTCCACCTGATGGACTTCGGCACCCGCCGCCGTTTCTCTCGTGAAGTGCAGCAGGCGATAGTTAAACGTCTCCAGCAGGAGTCATGGTTCGTCGGCACCAGCAACTATGATCTCGCGCGTCGCCTGGCGCTGACGCCGATGGGCACTCAGGCGCACGAATGGTTCCAGGCGCATCAACAAATCAGTCCGGACCTGGCGACCAGCCAGCGTGCCGCGTTGGCCGCCTGGCTTAACGAATATCCGGACCAGCTTGGTATCGCATTGACAGATTGCATTACAATGGATGCGTTTTTACGCGATTTCGGCATTGAATTCGCCAGCCGTTATCAGGGGTTACGCCACGACTCAGGAGACCCTGTCGCATGGGGCGAAAAGGCGATTGCCCATTATGAAAAGCTGGGGATTGATCCGCTGACAAAAACGCTGGTCTTTTCAGATAACCTTGATCTGCAAAAGGCGGTCGAGCTCTATCGCCATTTCGCCTCTCGCGTGCAGTTAAGCTTCGGCATCGGTACCCGCCTGACCTGCGATATCCCTCAGGTAAAACCGCTCAATATCGTGATCAAGCTTGTGGAGTGTAACGGAAAGCCAGTGGCTAAACTTTCCGACAGCCCCGGTAAAACGATCTGTCATGATAAAGCGTTTGTGCGCGCGCTGCGTAAAGCGTTCGATCTCCCGCAAATCCGCAAAGCCAGTTAA